ATTTATATTATTACAGTAGGAAGGATGTACTTCTCAGGAACTACATCAAATGGAACAACATATTTGTCCCAATAACTACGCCATGAAGGTGGAACCATATCAACCAGCAAATCAAATCTAAGAGGTTGTAATACTTCCAACGAGTCTACATACTTCTCAAACATTATCTGCATCGATTCTGTCACGCCGTACAACTCAAAAAATAGAATTCGAGTACCTTGAGTCGGTTCGACGTACAGAGCTTCATCCGTAGTTCTGTATTTAATAGCTTCGATCAATTGTTCACGATACCAAAGATTTAGGTCACGAGACCGTTCAACAAAATTCAACATATCTTTATTTGTTCGACCTCGAGTGACCCGCAATGCATACTGAGCAAGTTTACCTATCATAGGGCATCCTGGATATTGATGCGCGAAAGATAAAGCTTTACATCGTAACAATGTCTTAAGCTTTGCCTCAGCACTGTGCCTATATCTATTTGTAGTCCATCCAAAAGAGCTGATGACATCTAATGGGTCAGTGACAATTTGCATAGAATCCTCATCAAACAAGTTCCCACAGAAAGAAGCTTGAGATATTTTAACATAAGTATCCAACTTAACGAGAAAACCACACTTTGCAAAATCCGCAGTGGTTGGATGGCGACCCACAAACTGAAACAGCCCATCATCACCCTCAACAACCCCATTAGGTTCTCCCAAACCCAAGGTTTCGCACACATAACCCATAAACATCAAATTACTAAAACCATTCCCTAACGATGTATTCATTTCTCCACTCATACGTCTAGCGATACAGCGGGCATTGACATATTTGTTGAAGATTCGGTTTTCTCCCATTAGAACCTCCTTCATCAACAACAACATATCTTTGCCTGCATTACTATCTCCTAACATATGTTCATAAAGAACGAATTCACAACTGTCCATCAAGTCAGCAACAAAATGAGCTTCAAAACTAGAAAAATCTGTCGCGACATAAGTGGATCCATCAACAAACAACCTTTCGTAAATATAAGATGCTCTATCTCTGACTGGAACATGCTTTATGAATTCTGGTTCATCATATACAATTTCTTCAATGCCTTTAAACCACGGTCCAAAAGTTATCTTCGCCGCATCATCTCGAGCAAAGATACCCCTAGCATGTTTAAAGTCTATATAATGTTCATCCTTCATAAACAACTTTATAATGAAACGAACCAATTTACCATGTTCGTTTCTTTCCAACAAGTCAGAGATTTCGCGTTCATATTTCCTCAATTGATCCTTCCTCCATAAAGGGTAATTAGTTTTAGCCAACCAAGACTCAAAATCGTAATCAAAATCTGATCCAAGCGTTTTTATATTCCTCCTCTGTATCCATTTGACTGTATAATTACGAAGCCCAGCCAAAAAAGCACTTCTATCCTCCACAATGGGCATAATTTTGCCCATCCTAGCCTTAACTCCCGCAGCTAAAGTTGGTGCATCCGAAGGGTCAGCATGCGGAAGCAAGCTACCAATCAACGGCATTCCAAGACTAACCGCTACACAAGGACGGTCGGAAACTCGTTCAAATATTTCTGAAACACGAACATCTTCACAACACAATACCTTCTGCAACGCACGAATCTCGTCGTATCGATAGCCGAATGCAACCAACTTACGTTTGGGAGTTATTAGTTTAAATCCAACTCCCCAATCAATTGGGGGTTGGCTAGTTGCACATGTTGGACATAATACATGGCAACTAGGAACGTACTATTTGCTACGTCCTCTCCAGAATCAAAATTATTTCTAGAAATATTCACTGTAGCTGATGTCCTGACACTACGTTTAATTCGTTCGTAATTAGTATCATAGCTATCAGAAATGTGAAAAGTACTAGGCGACAGTAGTTGTTTTAGCAATTCCTTGCTAATGCGTTTACTAAAGGTCTTATTTCTATAATAGCCCGTAAAAACCTTCTTCCAAACGTTAATATCAACGTCAACGTAATCAGCTTCATGTTTTACTTCGCCAGAAGAATTACTGTCAAACCTTTCATCGCAGTGTACAAAATCAACTGGTTCTCTAAACACTACTTCATTATATCTAAAATATTTCAAATCAATTCCTAACCCACGCCGCTCTTTAAAAACAAACGACATCATTTTCCCATCATCAGTCACTTCTTTATAACAATTTTGATATCCAAAAGTTGGGAAACTGAAAGAAAAGGGGGAATCATCTCCTTGATAAGTCGGCCTACCAACCCGAAACTGCTTCGTGACTCCTTGTTTAGCCCTATAAGACGGATTCTTCAAAGCAGCTTTAGCTTTCAGCTTGCTGAACTCTTTTATGACATAGTCTGGCAGAGGTAAGAATCCATAGTATCTTGCGTAATAATTACTTTCCCTCTGTTGCATCCTATCTCTATAATCATCAGTCCATTCACCAGACTCATCATATTTTTCGTACCAGCCTGAGCCATCGAATTCCAAATAATCCAAATAATAAAAATCATCCATAATAGACTGATCCCAAGGTTCGTAATTTCGCATCGTTGGCCTAATTACCACAAATGACTTTGACACTCCTTGATATTTGTCATATTGTTTCAAATTTTCTTTGCGTTGTCTAAGTATGGAATAAAGATTATTATAATTATCCCCAGATTTAACAAGATTGAACATATGGAGACAAAAATTTTCATATGACTTCCTCATGTGTTCCTTGTACCAACCCGTTCGACAACCATCTTCACCTCTCTTTTCCACCCAACCTGCACCATTGAAATCCTCTAGCTCCAGTCCACAAAACATATCCAAAAAATCTCCCTCTTCCTCCATATTTATAATATTAACACTCGGCCTATCCTCCACTCTGCTATTTTTCTTAGCCGAAAATTCCCGATAATTTACATTAATAACTTTAGGAATAATCAACTCAGACGCCGCAATAGCAGAAAAATTAAAATCAATCTCATCCACGAAACTGACTCTACCGTTCTCAGATCGATTCAAACGAGCACTGCTAATGAATTTCTTATTGCGGAGAAATTCATAAAACTGCACAGTAAGTTGCTCTGTCTGAAATTTAAAATAATAAACATCCTTTTCCCTAGCGATAAGGATTTTCGGAACGATATTCCCGTATAGTTCATCAATAATGCCATCATAAACATCTCCGGCATCTAATCCTAATTTAACAGAAACCACAGAATACGGGATCTTCTTGGTCTTCTCCTTTGCTACAAATTTAGCTCTCTCTCCCTTCCCACAATTCTTGAACTTCGGCATGTCATCCAATCCAGTATGTTCTCCATTTGCACCATTTAATTGAGAACAAACTTGATGATAATTTTCGAAACCAAAATCAAAATTAACCAAATATTCCTGGGACCCACATTTGAAGAAAAAGTGATCTAGCAAAAATCTCCGATTGTGCACAGTTAGAATCTCCCATTCAAAGGCAACAATACAAGAGTCCAACCAGTAAAATACAATACTACTGTTTAAAAGAACCTCAAATCTATGATAAATTCGAGGATGGAATCTTCTATAGTTGTCAACAACCGTTTTGTAAGTGCACAACATTCCATAACCACCAAAGCTCGGTAAATCAGAAAATGGGCGTTGCAACCCATAAATCCGATTTCTATTAACACTATACCGAGCCTTAACCCTGCAACCATCATTTCCTAAATCAACAACTTGTTTCACATTTCCTATCGGCGATCCACTTACATCACATAGTGAAAGGTCTCCCAATTCGGAATCATTTGAAGCATCAATCTTTATCATATTTAAATCGGTCTCCATAGTGTGAAATTGTTGTTTAAAAGGTTCAATGTTTTAAGTCCAATAGACTTCCCTGCCAGGCTTCGTGTGTTACACGGAGTACCCCGCATCAGGATGCGGGAGTTAGCGACTATTAAATCCCCAACAGAACTTTCCAACCCTAGAACTGAGCTCACTTTCCAAAGGTACTTGCTTTTGCCGTATACGCGCCAAAGTCGGACATTCTGTTGTGTTTATTTACAGCGAGGGGTTTAACCTAACTACGCCTTGTTGATTCAAGACGCTCGAGACAGCTCAGTAACTAGTCGAGCCAGAGAATCCCCTATTTGGTTCTCATCACAAAATACGCCCAGAAAACTCACATTGTGAATTTTCCTTCCATGGCCGAAAAACTGGTG